TTCGTTTTCCTGCTCCGCTTCCTGCTGAGATACCATGCCCTATCTGTGAGGGTAATAAGTGCAGAGTTTGTGAGATGCATGGTAAAATCAAAGTTACCGTCGATGCCAAAGTACCAATACAACGTCATCTAATCGTTCAGTATATTGCCGAGCATATGGATGAGGTTGCTAATGAACTATCACAGAAATTCGGTTTAGTTCCTGATGTTCAGACAGAGGATATGTTTGAGGTGGAAGGAAGAACATATGAGTTGGTCAAGATAAGTAGTCTCGGTGGCGTCGTATGGGTAGCACACAGAGTAGATGAGCAGGAGTCTCCCCGATACTTCAAATCGTGGAAGAACTTGCAGCAGTTTAAGGGTGGTTGGCTTGAAGGATGATAAGATAATAGTACGAGTCCCAAGGAATGGGAGTGACGAATTGATAGTTAGAACTGGCAATTATTGGAATGTTGACATAGTTGACATTCGTTGGCACTCTAACGGAACACCTACGAAGAAGGGTGTTAGAATGAACATGAAGGAAATGGAAGATGTCTATAAGGCACTAGATAAGATAATGAGGAATAAAAATGACAATGATAAGATTCAGCAGGATGTGCGAGTCACTAGAGAATGAAACACCAACAAGAAAGAGATTTCTAATACATTCTTCTCTATCGCACTTCAGTAATAGAAAGGACGTAATCAGCATACTCGCATTAGAGTATACTCAGAATAACATCGGTGAAAAGAAGGCCACCAAATGGCTCGCTAAGATATTCGATGTATTTGAAGATGAGATAGAAGACTCTGCATATAGGTGGATGGACTTAGGAGAGGGGATGAAAGAATTCCTTTCTGCAAACAGACCTGATTCAAATATAAGCATAACAGAGTTGCATAGGTTGTTGGAGTTAGATTGCTCTGCGATAAACTCAGATGCCTTCACACAGATATCTGATGCTATCGGTGCTATGTCTGCTATGGAAGTGAAGTGGTTTATTCGCTACTGGTTGAGAACACCGAGGAACGGAGTAAACAGAAGCACTGTTGAAAAGGCGATGACTGATTACTATCAAGAGGATGTCAAGAAGCATTCTGTCAGTCACTCACTAACTGGGTTAATTCACTATCTAGAGAATGGTATTCAGCCACCAGCATTAGTGCATGGTAATTATGTGAAGCCCATGCTTGCTAAGAAGTATCTAGGTAAATTGCCTGAGAGGTATCTTATGGATATCAAGTATGATGGTAATAGGTATCAGATTCATCATGATAATGATGATACGATTATCTTCAATCGCAAAGGAAAGATAGTGACCGACCAATATTCAGATGTTGTTGAATTCATGTCTGAATGGGGTAATGGGATAATATTGGATGCTGAGATATATCCTGTGGATTCTCAAGGCAATCCTGCTAAACATCAATCACTCGCCACAAGAGTGCATTCAAAGGACAAGCAGAAGGCAATTGCCGATTGCCCTGTTAAATTAGCCGTGTTTGATTGTCTCATGTACAACGGACAGTCATTGTTAGATGACACCTATAGTGATAGGTTAGAATATCTTGAGGAATCAATACCATCAGAATATATCGCGCAGTCATTCACTCATGGCAATGTCGAAGCAGCATACAACGTTGCTATCAATGCGGGCTTTGAAGGTGTTATGATAAAGGACTTGGATGCTGTATACCAATCTAAGAGAACAACATCTCTTTTGAAATTCAAACCGCCTAGAATAGAACTTGATGTTACCATAACTTCAGGTGAGTTTGGGAACGGCAAGAAAGCAGGCATGATTGCTACTTACGGTGTATCAGTCAGAAGCGAGACAGGATACACGGAGATTGGGAAAGTGGGTTCAGGAATATCTGATGCTGAGATGGATGAACTATCAGTTAGATTGAAGAGAATCGTAGACAGTTATACCAATAACAAATACTTCTTCCTGCCAAGAGTGGTTTTGGAAGTTACCTGTGATGCGATAACCAAGAACAAGGATGGCACGTATGGTATGCGATTCCCTAGAATAGTCAGAATCAGGGATGATAAGAATCCCGTAGATTCCAACACTATTCAAGATGTAGAGGATATGTGTAGCAACATATATTGACTATCCTAGTATCGGAGACATGTGTACAGTAAGGAAAATCTTGATGGTATTTTGATTTCCCTTGCTAACCCTGAAGTGAATATCGTCAGTAGTCCGAAGTCCAAGTTAGGATATCGGGTTAGATTGAGAGTCTGCATCAGGGGAAGAGATGTGTTCCTGTGGGGTATCAATCGTTCATTGCTACAACATGAGATTGAATCGAACTACAAATCTAAGGAGCATAGTGGAAGACCAAAACCGATACTCGTTATCAGTGGTTTGGAGAACCTTACTCTGCTGCTGGATATGATGAATGAGAAACTAATCGAGAACGGTGATTGGGAATCTTTCAGAACGTGTCTGGAAATTGTCAAGAGAAAGGAGCATCTTACTGCTGAAGGACTTGATAAGATACTAAAGATGAAGGGGCTGATATGATGTTATGTCCCAGATGTAATCTCAGAGAGACAGAGAAATCCCTCTGTACCGTCTGTGAGTTATCAGTTACATTCCTGAAACCTGAACAGCAGCACATAACTGATGATGATATCATACGGCATCATGTGCTACAGCGCGTGAACGATGGGTGTAGAGAATGTGGAAGCAAGACATTTGCATATGAAGCAGGTGTAAACTATGAAGGCGACCTAAAGTGGTTTGTGATTCTAGTTGACTGTGGGGTTTGTGAGGAATCCTATGAAGAAATAATGGAAGTGAGGACTGTAAATGAGTCTATTGAAAATAAATGAAAATAAGAATAGAGCGATAATAATAGTAGGTAAAGACGGAACAGACAAACTGAACAAGGCAATGGCACTTGTATCTGATGAGCCTATTGTTCGATATGCAAATGAGTTTGACATAGAGGACAACTACAGCCTATCAGCAGATGTCGGTATCATCATTCGTGAGTGTAATTACAAACCGAATATCGATTTAATCAGGAGAACTATCCTAGAATACAGAGGTCAAGTGGTTCTTACATCCATCAATCAGAAGGATGTGCCGAAGAAACTGTTCAATCTATGTAAGTTGAAGCGTGGCAAGAAACTAGATGTCGATGAAATCAAAGAGTTAGCACCACGTTCTGATGAACCGCACAACTATGATGTGGATATCTTCAAACTGGTTGGAGACTATCTGCGTAATCCCGATAGGGAGATTATCATGAACACCCTGAAAATCAGCGAACCTGCTGACGTTCAATTCATATCTTGGTTAGCACCGAACATACATCCCAACAAATTGATGTTCCTTGATTCCAAGGTAAAGAGAAGGTGGAATAAATCATACTTCTACGAAATGCTTGCTTACTCTCACGACGGGAGAATGCAAAGGAAGATGACACCACCACAAAGAAAGAAGTATTCTGAAATACCGAAAATTCTACGAAGGTTAAAAATGCGGGATTCTCAAGTTTATCTTTTGAAAGACTTAATGAAAAACCCTGATTTTCAAGACTATTGTAGAGAGACCCTAAGTTCGCTACACACGCGCACGTTAGGTCTCGGTGAGAAAACAAGGAGAAAGAAGACAACACCAGTACAACCAGTTACCACACTGTCAAAGTGGTTAGATTAAGAATGAGGAATGAAAATGTTATGGACAGAGAAATATAGACCAAAGAAGATTGCTGATATAGTCGGACAATACAACTTCACGATTGATGCAGAGAGTTGGGTATCACAAGGAAATATGCCCAATGTTCTGTTGTACGGCGTGGCAGGTGTAGGTAAGACTGCTGCTGGTATCGCACTGGCAAATGATATTCTGAAGGATGACAAGCCAAGCAACTTCTTTGAAATCAACGCATCAGACGACAGAAGACTAGAGACAGTCAGGAACCAAATCAAGGACATTGCTTCCACGAAGAAGATTGGTGACGTACCTTTCAAGATTATACTTCTTGATGAGATGGATGGTATGACCAAGGATGCGCAGAATGCATTGAAGAGGATGATGGAGAGATACTCGGACAATTGTAGATTCATCATCACTTGCAATGACAGACACAGGATAATACATCCACTTCAATCGAGGTGCGCTAATTACAGATTCGATAGATTGCGACCACAGACTATGCATCTTCTATTGACGAGAGTTTTAGAAAATGAGGGAGTTAGCCACGTATCTAGCGATGACTTGGAAATCTTCATAGGCTCCCTTCATGGGGATATGAGACGAGGACTTACTGAATTGCAGGCTGCAATCTACAGCAAGTCTTCACTATTGAGTCAGATTGACAAGAACTTAGAACCCTATACTGAAATATTGCAAATGATTGATGAAAATAAATATGATAATTGTTTAGGTAAGGTGCATGATTTGTTGTATAATTCGGTTGACATGAGAACAATATGTGTTAATATGCACGATGTCATAGTTAAGACAGATATGCCAGCCGCCAAGAAGTTCAAATTACTTAGGGTAGTCGGAGAAGCAGAGTGGAGAAGCAGCAATATGACTCCAAAACTACTTGCTTCTTGGATGATAGGACAGATGATTTGATGATTGAGTTTGTTATAGGTATAGTAATATTGAGACAAATAATAAAGTGGATGGATTCACCTAGAAGGAGATTTTAAAATGAGGTATGAATATGAAAATGGATTTGAACAAAGACGGCGTAGTGGATATTGAAGATATCAAACATCTACTACTTCGGTATGAGATAATAGCGTTAGGCGGTGCATTGCTGATTGTACTGCCTACATTAAACACGCTAAATTTAATCAGCGTAGATTCCAATTTCTTTTGGATATTGTGTGGCATAGTCATGCTGACAGAAGGATTAGTGGAATTAAAACACGAAAGAAAGAAAATGAAAACAAAGGAGGAAAATGAAAATGAATGATGAAATAAAGAATGAAATTGAAAAAGCAGCAGAACTGCTAGGGATGTCCCTAGACGATGCGATGGCTAAGTTTGAGGAAATATGTTCCAAGAACAATGTCAACGTAGAAACGGAGGGCTTGTTAGCCCGAAGTCTTTGGAGACAGTTCTTCAGTAATTCTCGCAATGCACTGAAGAGACAAGGCACACAGACAACCTCTACATCAGGTAGTAACAGTCTATACAAGAAAGCATTCGGCTTCTTTGTCTCCCTCAACCCTGCTATGGATATGTCTGCACGAAGCCGTGAAAGACTAACGAACGAGTACATGAGAGACAGTGATATGACTTACTCTCTCGGAAGAGTCGCTGTCTTTACTGAAGATGGCGATGGCTACGAAGCAAGGATGATGCGAGATGGTGACGAGATAGTCAAGCATATGAAGAACTTGCCTGATAACAATGTAGAGGTTGACAGTGGTAGATTCATTGTACCGCTTGACACTCGACAGGGTGACTGGAACAAGAACTACGGTAAGCCACAGCCTGCATCCGAGTATCAGAGAAAGGGCGTCTTCATCGGTGAAGTAGATGGTAATATGGGAAAGTATTTCTTCTCCTACAAGAAGCAGTTTGCCAAGGATTTTGAGCCAAAGACCTTTGAGTTTATTCACTTCGATGTGATACCTAATTCAAATCGTGATGATATGATTCATGGTGGAGCAGGTCAAACTCTTGAGTCATTGGTCTACAACGTAGACCTACCTGATGGTTCTGAGATGAAGAAGGATGTCAACAGCATCATAATACAAGACGCAGTTATGGAATATTGCGGAGGAAACTACAGTCCTCTGATTGACCTTGATAGGTATCATCAGGTGTCTCAGAACAAGGCAAATTGGGATGATAGGTTCGTCTTCACAGATGGAACCGTCAACAGCATAAACGCTACACCCACTGCTAACGGCAACAGGATTCTAAATCTAGATGACTTGAATACTGACTTTGATTTCGATAACGACGGATGGAGCGGTACAACCTGCTGGATTCCTGAGAACATCAATATCGATTTCGGTATAGGTTCTCAAGTGATAGTTGTGGGTAGAACATCTCAAGGCGTAGACCCTGAAGGGAACATCAGACCAGCAAGCATCAACGTAAACGGTCTCTATGTTATTAACGCTAGAGGCGGTAGTCCAGAGAATGTAGACTTCGTAGAAGAGTCAGAAGATTGGTTCTTTGACTGAGGTGCTTAATATGGAATACAGTATGAGTGCTGATTCCAACGGGAGTCTCGTTATTCATGGGAGAAGTTTTGCCTTCCTCATGGATAGCGTAGACTTCCTAACTTGGAAGTATAACCCCGACACCGGAGACTATTGGACGAAGTTTCACTTTAAGAACAAGGATGTAAGAGTCAAACTATCTCTTACAGAACTTAATGATTTACTAAAACAATGGATGGGTATTACATTTAACCCTGATGAATATAAGAATGGTGATAGATATGAGTTGGACAACAACAGATAAGACAAAGGCAGTAACAACAAAAGAATCTGATGAAGGCAAGTATGCTCTTCGTAAGAAGGCGATGCTTGAGCAGATAAAGCAAGCGCAGGAGAACAATAAGTCATACCTGTGTCTTGGCATCTGGGGTGAACCCAAGTCTGCTAAGTCAGCAACGGCTATGGATTTGTTGACAGACGAAGACATCAAGAATGACATGAAAGTTCTAGTGTTTGACTTCGACAATAGAGCAATAGACGTTAAGAGGAATCACTACGATAACGTGGAGAATCTAATCGTGTATAACCCGATAGTCAGGAAGGATGGAAGTCTCGTTGACTTTGATGAGACTATGGATAATGCTAGAGCATTCTATCAAATGGCATTGGAGTTGTTAGAGGAAGGTAAACTGAAAGCAGTCATAGTAGATGGAGCAGATAAACTCCTGACTGATGTATGTGAAACCAAGATGCGTGAGAAGCATGGCATGGATGCTGATACAGTAATCAAGCAACCGCCGTATGTTTGGGGTGATAGGAATACCCCTTACAAGAACTTCTTGCACAAGCAGATACTAGAGATGCAATGTCATCGAATAGTGATTGCTCACTCTAAGGATAAGTATGCGGGTAATCCAAACCCCATTGGTGTAGAGGCTAACTGGCATTCTACAACAGAAGATATCTTTACTGCAACAATAAAGATGTCAAGAGACATTAGGAAGAATGGTGCAACCTTCACCGCTATGGTAGAGGCAAGTGCTAGAAAGCCTGAGATGATAGGCAAGAGATTGAAGGTCTTGACCATCGAAGATGGGAAGGTAGACTGGAACGGTTTTCCTGAAATAAAAGCAGGAGAACTTTGAACGTAAACGTAGGTGGGGTGGGGTAACACCCATCCCATCTACACAACGAAGGAGGAATAAATATGAGAATAGAAATAGACAATAAAACACTAATGAATGCACTAGAAGATGTGTGGATGAAGGGAAAGTATCACAACGGAGACACAGCGAAGAACAGTCAACTGACAAACTACGCAGAATTGGAAGTGATAAGCGATAACCAAATGAACCTGTATAATGCAGATAATCAAACCATTTGTAGGATAACTGTTCCAATACTATCTGTCACCGATGAGAGAAGTATGTTCGTGGTTGAGATTGAGAGGATGCTCAAATATCTAAAGACATTCACAGGAGACAGGATTACACTCAAGGTTGGAGACCACATCATTCTTCATGATGAAGGTGGTGGAAAGAAAGCAGGTCTTCCATTGGTTGTAAGCCATCCAAACATATCTATGATTGCGAGGATTCAGGGATTCACGATAACACCGGAGAAACCTGTTTGGAGTAAAGTATCATTCGAGTCTGTTATTACGACAGGTTCGACAATACTCGCTGACGCAATCAAGACATGTGATGTAATCAATAATGCAAAGTATCTGTTAGACACAGATAATCAACACTTCACCATCTCAAGTAGAAGGTCTGACATCGACAAGGTAGATGTCATAGTCTCTACAACATCTATGAACGGTGAATCAGCAACAGTGGAAGTGACTGGTCAGTTTCACAAGTTCTTTCGTGGCTCTGTACCTGTAACTATCTACCTCACAGATGAATCCCCTGTCATTTGGCAGGGAACAGATAGAATATTAATCAAAGCCCCATACTTAACTAGGTGATATTATGATAATAGCAAATACTGAAGACGGTATTCTTCTACGTTGGAGAGATGAGGAAGAGAACAGAAAGGATAGGAATATTTCTTTCTCGGAGTTCTCTCCTTACTTCTTCATCGAAAACAGAAACCATGCTCTGAAAGACAAGATAGTTCTACAGGAGCGTAGGTCAAAACCATTCTTCGTAAATCTCTTCTATGAAGAAGGAGATTGGGTCAATCTTGACGGGCAGAAACTATTGAAGGTAACTTGGACGCCATACAAGACTCGCTATACCAAATCAGGGAAGATGATTAGTAAGATTCGTACTAATTTCCACAACAGGGGAATCAACACCTATGAAGCAGATGTAAGACATCACTACCGCTATGCCGTTGATGAGATTACAGAGATGCCACAATATCGAATGCGTAAGTGGTATTGGGATATGGAGTGGATGCAAGGTGGAAAGCATGATGGTGCTATCACTGCTATTGTTGTTTACGATAACTTTGATGACGAGTATTACACTCTTACTTGGCAACCTGACTCAGAAGAATCTGAGAGAACTATACTTGAGAGGTTC